CTATTTCAAATGAAATAGCGTCATTATCTTCATCACCATCTAAAAAGCTTTCATAGGCGTTTGTAGCAGATGCCCAGCCCGTTTGTGGATCTCTGGTGGTGCCACCAGCCCAAAGTCTTTGTTCATGAAAAGCGATAGCTTGCGGGTAGCCATGGTAAGTTGACCAAGCCCCCTCTTCCCATGCACTGGTGCCATAAGTGATAACATCAGCAGGCATGTGGTTCAAAACTATCTCACATGTTGCTGTTGTGGAATTCGTCACAGCGGTAATTTTTACAACACAAGAAATATCATGAAGAAAAACAATGTCAGCCTTTTTTGCATTTGCGGCGTCTGAGACCTTAACAACGCCCGTTTCATGCTTTGGAAGATTCCAGTCTTCATCCCATGTGGTTGTGCCTGAGAGATTGTCAAATCCATAGACCTTTTCATCATTGGTAATCACAGAGCTATTGGAAACAGCCGAACCTGAAACCGGCGTTGAAATGCCTGTTTGCTGGCCTGGCTCATAAACGCGCATCAATTGGCCAACCATATCACTGTCAAAATAGCTAAAATCAGAGGTTAGGCTAAAATTCGTTGCGCCTTCAGCATAAGAACCCCATTTTGTCACAGAGCGGTTGCATGTCCCACCCGATGTATAAGCTGTGTAAGCCGTGCCATCTATATCGCGGTAGCTTTCATCTCTTAATGAGAATGTTGTGTCAGATAGCTTGATAACAAAGTATCTATTGCCATTCAGTTGCGTCATGCCACCAACAGAGCTAAATGTTATGCAATCGCCTGATTTATAACCATGATCGCTTGATGTCGTAATAACAACAGGGTCTGCCTGTGTTGCACCGCTGAGATTTGTGGTGCTGCTATCAATGGCTATATAAAATTTCTTTGTTTGATCGCCATTAATATCTCTAAACGGCCCGTCTGTTAGCTCAACATCTTCTAATGTCCAGTTGGTATTGCTTGAGCGTGAGAGCTTCGCTAGTGCATGGGATTGATGCCCTATGTATAAAACATCTGCGCTTTGTGCAAAACGCAAGTCGGGGAGCTGAGCCGTTGTATAGGTGGTTGTGACCTCCACAATCTTTGAAGCCGTGCCGCCTGAACTGTAAGCCGTGAAAGAGCTGCTATCTATGCCTGATAGTTCAAATGTGTTTGCTGTTGCATTGGCAACGGTGAATTCACGGTTATTCAACTCCGTAATACCAGAAACAGAATTAATCTTAATACTGTCACCATTTGAATAAGGGTGGCCTGTGACCGTCACAACAGCGGGGTTAGCTTGCGTCACCCCCGTGATTGTCTCAGCCGCTTCCGTCACGATCCCGCCGTCCGCAAATATGCGGATTAAATTATTTTCAAAGCAAAGGACATAAGTTTCTTCTGTTGAGTGCTGGAATTCCTGAAACCGTGGTTTGGCGCTACTATCTTTCAACTCATTGACAAAAACAGTACCAGGGCGCTTTGTGGCACCGCCATGAGGCCAGTGAATCATATTCTCGGACAAGGCCAGCCCGTTCTGATATTTGCCTAACTCAACACGGCCTAATAGGCGCGGTGAAATTTCGCCGCTTGAGAAATTGCTTAAGACTTTCATAGATTAAAAATCCGAGACTTTAGAGCCAACGCCATAAGAGCCGTTGCGTGCTTCTAAATATGTACTAACGATTAATTCACGCGGCGTGCTTTCAGCTGCATTATGCGAGCCAGCCATAGCTAGCTTGTCCATGTAAATTTCAAAATAGGCCTTGGTGCCGTCGGCCGTGCCTGTGATAGCTCTTGATAACTCAGCTTGTAGCCGTGCAATAAAAGCCTCTCTTGCAAGGATTGACCATTTATTGAGATCAGTAACCCGTGACACATATTCAATTTTCACTGTGGCTGCGTTTGTGACAATATAATCGCCCTCGATGCGATAAGGCGCATCAATGCCCTGTAGTTCATTATATTCAGTGATAAAGCCTAAGAGATCGTCTGGAATGGTGTAGGCATAAGATGCCCCATAAACTGGAGCCGTTGCCGATTGAGCGAGTTCAACCCGTTTAACAGCAAAGCCCCACGCATGAGCTGAATTCACATCATCTCTTAAAAAGTCAAAGTTAGCCTTGCATACGCGGGCCTCTTTGACTTCATCATCAAGAGATTGAATCTGATTAGCCCCAATGCGCGTTAAAAAACGATTGCACAGAGCCACATTGCTATCAACTGGCGCGGCCATGCTTATTCACCCTCTGTAGGTTCAGGCTTTTTCTTAGGAGCTGCCTTTTTAGGCTTGTTCAAGCCTTCAAAATCGATCATATCTTTTAGTTCTGTGATGCTTGTCTCTGCATTATCAACCCAGTCTTTAAATCTTTTGCTTTTGGGGTCGCAACCAGGCAAAGCCGCTTTTACGCAATCATTGATAGACTTACCTTCACGCTTTGCAGCTAAATATCTTTCATGTTTCGGGTTCATTGTTTTTCCTTGAGATTAATTGTTAAAGAAAAAGGGGAGCCGAAGCCCCCCCCTAAAATACTAGTCAAATGTCACATCAAACTGGAATACAACCGTCCCACCTGAATTAACATCAGCATCAACGATAGACATCATCACTTCAAGGTCGCCCTTGGGATCAGATGTTTGACCGTTTACAAACTCATAGAGTTTTTTGCCGAAGTTATCGATTGACTTGATTAGTGTTGTGCCTGTTGCAGCAGTAGCCGCATCAATACCATCATTAATTCCATCAGGATCATCAGTGATACGGGTTTCGCCCGTAACATTAACAATACCAATATCAATCGTTGGTGAGCCTGTACTTGCTAGATCATCCAATGAAATAGTAGATGAGCCCAACAAACGAGCGTTAGAAGGCAACCTGATCAAGCGATATGTACTAGTTGCACTATCGCCGGCAGTTACTTCATGAACAATTGTATACGACCGAGTAACGCCGCCATGTAAGCCAGCAGTACCCAATGTAATTGGCTCAGAGTCAAATCCGTCCAAATAAGAGCTTTTTTCATTAACAACTGCCATGATTATGCTCCTGTAGGTCCAGTGGTTTGATCACATTCAATGTAACCAACCTTTGCCTCTTCCAGGCGAGTAGCGCCTAGGTCCATTTTAGCCCACACCTGCGTGTTATGGTTCTTATCCGGACGATCAGAAATTTTAGTCTGAATATCGCGAGTGAAACCTAACCAAATGCCAGACTTACAATAGAAAGGCACTTTGTCATCAGAGTTTGTGTCTGTTCCAATTCGGTTTGTTGGAACAAGAGTAAATCCAGCATAGTAGCCAATTTTACCCTCTTGCAGTGGCTTGATAGTGTTGTAGTCACTTGAAGCAACACGTTCATCTTTTACAAGACTGTCAATTTGACGTGCGTTAACTGGCATGAAGAATTCTTCATCCGGATCAACTTCGCCTTGTAATAAGAGTTTACGGGCTTCTAGCAGCTTAGCCACATTCAAACCACTATCAGCAGCGGTAACACCAGGCCAAACTGTTTGCACATCAACAATCATATTTGAATCAAATGATTGTGCTGTAGCCCCCTTTTGTCCGGTGTACGCTGTACCATCAACCGCAGCAATGATTGTATCATCAATTGTTCTACCAAGAGAATTAACTGCTGATTTTGTGTAATCAGATGCTGGATCTTTTACTAATTTAACGCGATCAATATCATCGATCAATGCAGCCCAAACCCAAGGTGAGGTTGTTAGGCGGCGTCTTTGGTGCTCTGGATCAACCCGTGGAGTATCCTGGAAACGTGATGTTAGCTGTACACTTTCAGTTGATGCCAACTGATTGTGAAAAATGCTTTCACCCGAGACCATTTCAACTTTCACAGTATTGCGCAATTTTGAGCCCTTTTGTTGTACAAGGTGCTCAACGTTTGTGCCAAATTGATCCGCATAATGCACAGGAATAGTAGACATATAAATGTCTCCTTTGCTTTTCGGATTAATTTTTGTGATTGGTCCGTTTGATTATCCGCATTGGCTTTGCGGGTCGCACTAAGCTGTATTTAAAGCCCCACTATAATGGGCTGGTCTTACGGGTCCGGTTAAAGATTATCCGCTTTCACCTACCGTTTGCCGGTGGTAGATCTCTTATATCTGGCCTGTTTTCTTCATCCATAGGCGGTCCATTTTTTCAACCGCTCTTGCGTGGTTAACATGAGTGCCATCATAATACTCTGGGGCGCTTCTTAGTTCTGCGATCTGATCATCAATGCTTTCCATTGTTTCACCATGCGTCTGTCCGCGCTCATCACCAAGGCCTAGTTTTTCCTTGCCAAGTTTGGCCATAAACTCAAACATGGCTGGATGGTCACCTAATTTGCGGCCATCAACTTCAGCTGTTTCCAAGAGGTTAACAAGGTTGTCATCGCCCATGTCTTTCATGGCAACTTTGGCGCGATTTTTCATCACGTCTAAGTCACCTTGATATTTTGACTTAAAATCTTCTTCGACTTTCTCCAAATACCCTTCGTTAGCTGAGCTGCCATCCTGAATTGCTGAAATACGAGACTTCACAATATCGTCATAAAGAGCTTGCGCGTCTTTTAGCGGGATATGGTGTTCATGAGCTTTTTGCAAAAGAAATTCTTCTTCTGAAGTATCGTACTCAACACCTTCAGGCATTTCAGCACGCTTGATGCCCTCGGAATATTCCTCATAATCAGACTTCCAGCCTAAATCCTCATAGAAAGCTCGCTGCTCATCTTCAGTTTCAGGTAGACGCTTTTTATCACTTAGCATTCCTTCAAGGTTTTCATAGCTGTCAAGAAATGTACCCGGCACGGACACCATTTCAACACCTTCACCCTTGCTAAATTTATGAAATGTTTGTTTGTTTTTATACTGCTCAGGTAGCTCATTGATCCATGCCTTTGATGGGTCAAAATCACTATCAATTGGATCAGGTTTATCCCCCTCTGAGCTAGCTAATCCATCCGTCAATTGTTCCGTTTGGTCCTGTTCCGTCAATTCCGGCTGCATTGTATCTGTCATTCTGTTCCCCTTGCTTAATTGCGTTCATTAATAAATCGAGCCCGTGACCATGCAGGGCTAAAATGCTTCTTGCTAAATCCTGCTTGCCCATCGCTTTCGCAAGTTCTATAGGGTCAGAGCTTTCATGCTCACCAAATAACCCCGATAGCCTGCAAATATCTCTCAACACCCTTTCGCCCGCTTCGCTTGCGAATACCTCGCGGTAATCAAGCATCATTTGGCGTTGATACTTTTCTTCTTCCGTCATTGAACATTCACCCCTGCATCACCCATCTGCTGCATTAATTGATCTAATAAAGCAGGGTCCATGTTTTGCGCTGCGTCTCCAGCTGCTTGAGCGCCTTCTACAGTGGCAGGCAGATTTGCACCCGCCTGGGATAGCTGGTTAACAGCTTGAGCGCCTTGCAGTGCCGGCTGGGCCATTTGAGCCATTTGCTGTTGTTGCTGCTGTTCTGCCACTGCTTGTCGCTGTTCATCACTTGCTGAAAGATCAGGGTCAAGATTAAGAAGCTTGGCAAAGTGGCTTGCTACATTCTCCAGCGGGTATTGCTCAAAGAAGCTGGCCGCCGTTTCAGGCGCTTCAAAGTAAATACCAAGGCTTGCTACAAACTGTTGCCAGGTATCAATCTCGACAGCTCTTTGTGCTTGTGCGATTGGTGAAACATATTGAACCGTGAAATCTTTACCTATGAGCTGTTCAGGAGCTGGGGGCAAATGCCCTAATCGATATAGAAGCCCGTACACGCGCGCAACAAGCGGGCCTAGTAGCTCAGACTCTAAACGTCCCAACATTGGCCCCAGCAAACGCATACGCTCTTGTGTGCGCTGCATAACCTCGGTTGCTGTCATCTTGGCGTCAGATACAAATTGAAGCTGATCTACATGGAACATATTCATGATGCGTGTTTCCAGCATCTTAATGTCTTCCATGCCATATTGAAGCTGGCCCGCGAAAGGCAATGGGTGTAATATATCTTTAGGATTACCGCGAACTTTATTAATTCCACCAGGGATGAGTTTAAGCGGATTCATGTATCCGTTGTCATTCATGAACATGGGTGGATCAACAGCCTTTTGACCGGCTTTGATAATAGTTAGCTCTTTAGCTTGCAGCATGTTCAGGCTGGGCAAGGCCATCATCCCACGGCCACGGCCATAAACCTCACCAGAGACTTTTGCAGCCCTGGCGATAGAATAAGGCATTTCAGGATAGCCGCCTTCTTCTAAAATATGCTTGTGTGAGTGTTCAAAATAAACAGACGCGATTGGCATGTTTTGCGGTGTGTCAGAGCCGTATTTGTTGTTAATTTCTTCTCGTGGGAATATCGCATGAATGATTGTAACTTTTTCGCTTTGCTTATCACCCTCTTTGAACTTCTTGGCTGTATCTTCAGAGACACCGTCAATGCCCCATTCTTGAACACACTGTCTAACAGTCCAGGTAAACCGTCTGTAAACTGTGTCAATTATCCCTCTGTTACTTTCTGCAACAACTAAATGGGAGATCGAGCGACTATCAAAGGTTAGGTGTTCATCCTTTTCATTCCAGTCAACATACATGCCAGACATGCCAAAAGCGCCAAGATCAAGATAGTTTTCATGTAGCGCTGTGATTAAGTTTGTGCCTGGTGCATACATGCGTGACCACATGATCTCTTCAACATCACTTAGATATTTTTTAATCTCAGGGTCTTCATTGTCGCGCGGGTCAGCCATAGAAAGACCAAACCATTTCGCGCTTGGGTTTGTTGCAAAGCCATGCAAACCAGCGGCGTGCATCTCATTAGACCAAACACCGATCTCATTTAAAAGCTTTTGCTGCCTCTTCGTGCCTGGCGTCTCTTCACCAACAAAGCCCGTCTTGCGCGGGATAACAACGCGGGATACCTCTTCACAATGGCTTTCCCAATTAACACGTTCAGTGTCTGTTTTCAGGCTATCATAGCGCTTGCATAATTGATCTGCTTTCATATTAAGCCCCAAGCTTTGCTTTAGAGACAGTCGGATCACCAGCCCCTTGAAGGCCAGTTAGAACTGTAGAATTGCGCCCAGACGCGGCGCGGCGTCTTGCGTCTCTCTGGCTATCTTGAATAGATGCGCCTTTTGCTTCCCGCTCACTTGGCGGCGCTTTGGGCTGCGTTGGAGCTGGTGGTGGTGGTGGTGCTGATCCGCCTCCGCACATATCAATACCCCTCTTGTGTTAGCATGGTTGCACCCTTGTGAGGCGATCCAGCTCGTTTATGTCTTGCTACTCTTGAACTTCTTTCAGTGCCTTCAGTTTTCTTAACGGCAACTAAATTTGTTGTTGGTTGAGGGGTTGGCTTTTCAGCGGGTGATGATGATTTTGAACCGCACATTACATCCCTCCTTCAGTCAGCATGGTTGCTGTTTTCTTTGGCTTTGGCGTATGCCTGGCCGCTGTTGATTGCCGTTGTTTCTCTGGTGAAGCTGCCTTTTGTTGTACTGGCGCTTTTGTCTGTTGCTCAGGCGGTGTGCTTGAGCCTTTAGAACCTCCAAAACACATGTCTAGTATCCTTCTTGCGTGAGCATGGTTGCTGATTGTCTTTGTGGCTGGCGTCTGGTGGCCTGGCGGCGTGTCTGCTTGTCAGCCTTGGCTGGGGTGCTATTAAACGTCACAGAGCCCTCATGAGGTGTCAAAGGCTCTGGACTGCTGCTTTTTGATCCGCACATGGTTCAATTTCCTTAGTGTTGTAGGGTGCCCATTCAGGGCTATTCATCCAGCTCACATCATCTCTCAGCCAGACATAGCGAAAATAGGTCTCGCCGTTCTTGCCGTAATGTTTCATAATGCTTTCGCGCTTGCCGTTCATGCGTTCCATCCAGGCATGGGCTTCTTTGTGATGTTCTGAGCTATCTGCTTGCATGCGCATTGTGCCGCGCTCTTTAATGACTTCACGGGCTATCTTGCGTAATTCTCTCATCACGGGATAAGCAGCGGCTTTCCAGTCGTCTGTGCCGAAAGCAAACACTCTGTAATTCATATGTCCTGAAAATTCAGGATGAACACCACATACAGCTGTTGGAATACCGTTTACCCAGATGAGCTTGCCCTTGCCTGCATTACAGGCCCACATCGTTTGTTGAGCTAAAATAAGTGGGTTGTCATGATGACAAAGCGGATAAATCTCTTGTGCATCGCACTCTCTAAGGTTGCGGCAAATATGGTAAAGTGCCACCTGATTAACAGGCTTAACTGTTACCATGGGCTGTATTCCTCAGGCTCTTCAGTTTGAGGGCTGCCATAGTCATAGATGTCATACTCAACAACAGCGACATCACGTCCTTGCTTTGATTTGCGGACATCAAACAAATTAACGGCTAGTTCTCTAAACGCATCAGCACCATGCGAAGACCAGTCATGCAAAGGCTTTGCCCCAAACACGTTCTTTTCTTCGTTTAGCTCAGTTCTATAAGCTTGAAGCGCCTCAAGGCCTTTCTCGCATTTGCTGGCATCGAACACGCATTTTGGAAGCATAGTTCGAACCGCATTAATGCCATCCGCAACAGGGAGCTTTGAACCTGGTCTAATGGGTTTCAGTCCGATCTTTTCGCATTGCTCACGTCTTGTAGTCGCTGTGCTGATTTCTCTCGTCTCAACATCATGCGGCATATAATGCTCTGCATAGACATAAGGCATCTCTTTAATGCGCTTGGCGATCTCAACAAGTGCAACATTACGTGTTTCGTAATAGTCAATAATGCGAACCTCAGCGCCCATAATCTGGGCAAACCAAACTGCAGTACTATCATCAAGGCCCAAATCCCAAGCCGTATAAACAGGCTCGCTAGGATCATACGGAACTGAAGTAATGCGGCCAGACTTCTCAGCTTCAAATAAAAGTTTGGCGTAATAGGCGCCCTCTGTGACAATCTCATAATTACCACCCCATACATGATCAGCCATCTCAGGGTCACGTGCATAGTCCTGGTTCATTTCATCTTTAAGAACATCAGGAAACCATGGATTATCTTTCCAGCCCACTGAGACGACACAGCTATCTTTTGGAGGCTGCGGGCCTCTCAGCAATTCGTCTACAGCATCCCGTTTGTGCCTTGGGTTCCATGAGAACCAAAGTTCTGAGCCAGGTTTACGAATTGTAGGCCTAAGCAATCTAAGTGACACATGTGAAAGGCTCTGTGCTTCCTCAACCCATGCAACATCAAAACCCTCTAATGATTTAATACTTTCAGCTGAATAGGCCTGCATACCTTTGAAAACAATAAGTGAGCCGTTCTTACCCCTTATCTCAGCATCTAAAACCTGAAAGAAGTCACCAAGACCAAATTTCTCGATCTTATCGGCTATTAACTGCCTTACAGATTCTCTAAGTGAGTTTTGAACCTCACGAATACAAACTACTCTTGTTGGATTAGCAAAGCTCTTAAGTACAATTTGCTCAGCAAAGAAATGAGACTTAGCACCCCCGCGACCTCCGTAAGCACCCTTGTAGCGAGCTGGCTTTATAAGCGGCTGTAGCGCCTCAGGGACTTCAACCCTTAGCTTTGACAACAACAACCTCAATTTTGTCAGGGAATAGTTTGGTGCCATCTTCATTCGTGACAGCTTGAGCCGGCTTGCCGTATCCGCGATCTAAAATGTCATTTGCCGCTGCTCTTTGTGTCGCAGCTGGCGTATCTTTATCTTTCATTAGCTCAATTAGCTTTTTTATGGCTTCCGGAGCGTGCTTTTGCGCTAGTGCTTTAATCTCAGCTGTTGCTTTATTTTTCTGGCCAGGCTTTCTCCCAGCGCCTACCCTCTTACCTCCTGT